CCGTTGATGCCGTTGACCACCACGTTGCCAGTACCGGCAGGCATGGTGGCCGTGAAGTTGCTTGCAGTAGCTGGCGGGTTGATCTCAACCGACCCACCGCTTACTGATACTAATTTAACGCCCATGACGGCTCCTTAAACGATAGACCAGACGCTGGTGGACGGCACGGTCACAGTGATGCTGTTGTTGATCGTGATCGGACCAAACGTGCCAGCATTCTTGTCAGAAGGGATCGTGTAGTCAGTCATCACAATCAGGCTGTTTTCAAAGAACACCGTGTCTGAGCCGCCACCGGTAGCACCGCCACCCAAGGCACCCCAAGCGCCGTTGTAACCCTCGAACTTGGTCGTGGTGCTATTGTAGCGAACCATGCCGTCTTCGGGAGATGCTGGACGCTCACTCGTGGTACCCACGTTCAGAATCGCCGCACCCGTGCCCTCAAGGGTCATCAGGTCCACGACGTTCAAGTTGGTAAAGGTGCCTTCATTGGGCACACCACTGCCGATGGGTGGGGGCGATGCAAACGAGTTGGTGGTGACGGGCACCGACACATAATCGACCGTAAACAGCAGCACGTCGTTGGCATCGGTCAGAACGTACTTGTACGTAGTCGTGTCAGTCAGCCACACGCTGGCTTGACCATTGGAGTCCAGAATCACTGGGTTGGTGTTCTGGTTGGTGCCGGTGTTGTCGGTGTACGTGGCGATCGGTGTGGTGGTACCGGCTGCGTAGGTGTACAGTTTTCCACCGACAAGAGGCAACCCATCGGTCCCGAAGAACTGGAGTTTTGGGGGTGGAGATAGAGATGCCATGTCTTGGTCCTTGAAGGATTTTAACTAATTGCTGTCAACGCGCAAACTCGTTTTCGACGTTGCGCTCTGGTGCCAACATGTTAACCCCAGCCGCTGTACCACCGGTTACCGTGGCGCGGGCTGGCGCAGTCCATTTTGCTGGGTCGCCGATCAGTTGCAGCACCCGATTACGCTCGGCAGCAGGCAGCGACTCCAACAGGTTTGCAGCACCCTCGGGCGTCTTGAGCGATTCAGTCAGGGTCGCCATCGTCTTGGCACCGATCTTGTTCTCCAAGATGTTCAGCGCCTTGTTGGTCGTTGCAGCCACGGCACTCAGGTACGACGGCAGACGGAACTTGCTCATGTTCTGGATCAGCAGTTCCTTCAGAGCCGTCTGACCACCCTCGACTTGGGACTTGATGTTGGCGTTGCGCAGTACCTTGGTCGCCTCAGACTGAAGGGTGCCCAGTGTGTCCTCGGCCAACTCGACAGCGATGTTGTATTTGCCCGGGCCGAGAATCTTCTCCACGGCTTCCGGCGACTCGTTCTGCACAAGGCGCACAAAGGCGTTCTTGTCGGTTTTCCACAGCTTCAAGGCTTCGCCGGTCAACTGCTTCTCGGCAATCTGCTGAGACAGCTTGGCATGTTCCTTGAGGTAAGCACGGTAGCCTGAACCACCTGCGGCCTCGATGGCGTCGTCGATCACCGGCTTGACCCGGCTCAGAACCCCGGCTGCGAGGTTGCGCTGGCTGGTGGCGTCCATGCCCGGGCGAAGCTGCTGGATCGCAGCATTGACCGAGTTCTTGCGAATGGCATCAAGGGCGCGGGCGTCGATCACCCCGCCGCTGCTGGTCCACTTGGCGATGTCGTCACTGACGTTACGCAGGGCGCCAAGGAGCACGTCGTTACCAGCAAACTCAGGGTTGTTTGCCACAGCCTTAAGGCTGCGCACCAGCGGTTCACCTTCCAGTGGCTTGATGCCTTGCGACCGTAGCGTATTGGCGGCATCCTGTGCGAACCGGGCACCTTCGCCCAGATCGAGGGAGGCGCTGGCGGCTTTGTTAGACCAGTCGTTAAATGCCCGTTCAGCCAGTTCGCCCGAATAGGTGTACTTGGACAAGCCAACCGGTAGACCTTTTTTGATCAGGCTGAGTCGGGCGTTGGCAGCAGCAATGTCGCCCAGTTCCATGAGGCGGCGAACCTCTTGCACCTTGGCAGCAGCTTGCTCACCTAGTTCGGCAGACAGACCTTCCAGACGGGCGACTTCTTTGCCGAGGTTGGCTCGGTCAAGCGCAGCCTCGCGCATCGGTGTAGTGACGGTGCGGGCTGCTTCTTTTGCAGTTTCTGTGGTGCCGCGCACCTCTGCTGCCGTGGTGCCACCGGCCAAGCGCGATAGGGCGTTGAGAGACACATCGCCTTGGGACTTCTCCAGCGCCGCCAAGAAGCGCGGATCGCGCTTGGTGGCCCGGTCGATCAAAGCCTGCCAAGTCGGGCTGTTGATGTCTGCGGTAGCTTGCGCTGCGCTGACACCTTGACCTTGTGATGCCTTGAGTGCGTTGAGCACTTCGGGCAGGTCAGGGCCGAGGGCGTTGCGGGCAATATCAGCAGCCTTGTTCTTGGGCATCTGACGCAAGTCGGCCAGCTTACCCAGACCCTTTTGGATGATTGGGCCAGCCACGCGACCTGCTGTTTCAAAGGTTGCACCTTCGACCACGTTGCGCACCGGCTCGACCACCTGTGCAGCACCTTGGCGCGGAGCCTTGCCGCCAAGATACACGTCGGCCAGTTCAAGGGCTTCCTTGGCGATGCCATAGCCCAAACCAGCGCCACCGACCATGCCCATAGGACCAAGTGGGGTGCCGATCAGTGCACCACCGGCAGCGCCCAGTGCCTCAACCGTCGGGGCCACGAACTCGCGCACCCGGGGATACAGACCCGACTCTTGCCGAACACCGGGAATACCCTCGGGTGCGGCAGTGCGCGGGCGCAAAGACTCTGGCAGTTGAGGTGCTGCGACTGCGGGGACGCCGAACTTCAGACGAATGGCATCCTGCGTGGCAGGGTTTGCATTAGCGAAGTTGGGGTCTTGTGCGGAGAACTTGTCAAAGATGGCCCGCTTGGTTGCCTCATTGGCATTGACATAGTTCGGGTCGGTAAGGATCGAGGCCAGATTTGCCATGTGTTTTCCTTACTTCAGCAGCGGATTGTTTGTGTCCACGCCGCCAGCGGGAGCAGCACCCGGAGCACCACCGGGACGGGCAGCGCGTTTCTGAGCGTTCTCGACACCCTTGCGAATCACGTCTTGCAGGTCCATCGCGGCGCGGATGAACTCTTTCTCGTCGGTCGAGATAGACATCCGGTTGATGGCGTCGGTACCCTTTTGACCTTCTTTTTCCGTGATGGCACCGCCACCCTTGAGCGACTCGAAGGCTTCGAGGAACGAGGCACCCTTAATCTGGTCGAAACGAGACATGAAGCCCGCTGCGTCCGTGCCCGGGACAAACCGAGCACCCGGGAGCCAAGTGGCACCCACGGCACCTTGGAAGCCGGGGTGAGGTTTCTCGCCCTTGAGCAGTTGGCCGGTTTTGGAGTCACGCTTGCCAATCAACTCGTCGATCAGGCGCACACCTTCTTCGGCGCGGCTGATGACTTTGGGCAACGCTTGCTGTGCCGTGACATCACCTTTGGCGATTGCTTCACCCACAGCCTTTGCGCCAGCCATGCGCTGCTGGAACGCAGGGTCAGCATCCCGACGTGCGTTTTCTTCAAGCACGGCAACACGGCGACCTTCCAAACCGATGCGCTGGCCTTCTTGCTTGATTCGCTTGGCGTCGTTTTCCAGACGTTCAGCCTCACCCGGAGCCATTGTTTTCTTCTCGGTGCCGACAGTCTTGAGTTCACCGGTGATCGGTTGGAACGTGCGCGATACGACCTGACCACCAAGGTCTGTGGTGCTCAGTTGCGGCTTGTTCAGTTCCATGAAGCGATCAGTACCCAACTTCGACTCGTTGATCAGTCGGGCAAGGCCACCGGGAGTCTGGATCAGTTGTGCGATGCGACCACGGGATTGATCAGCAGTCACACCACGCGCAGCCAGCGCAGGTCCGATGATCGGGTCTTTGTGGTTGGCTTCGTGCCATGCGATGTACGCCTCGGCAGCACCGGGAGCATTGGGGTCCAGCGTTTCAAGGAAACCACGGGAACGTTTGAGCGCGGCGTCCAGCACCTCACCCTCGGTTTTGGCTTGATTCAGTCGTTGCGTCTTAACTTCACCGAGTTGCTTCTCGATCGCGGGCAGCTTGGAGCCATAGCCTCCGGTCGCCAGCGATTGACGCAGACGGTTGATGTCCACTTCGCCAGTCTGCGGACTGTACGCTTCAGCGTAGGCGCGGTTGAGGGCGTTGGTGGCTTCTTGCTCACGCTGGGCCTGCTGCATCTGCAACTGAGCCAGCGCATTTTGTTGCTGGGCACCTTGGATTGCGGCAACTTTACCGTACTGTGCCAGTGGGTCGGCGAGTTCGATCCCTCGAACTCCCATTGCGATTGCGGGATTGACAGCCATGTGGACTCCTTACCCGATGTTGGCCGTGTACGGCACTTGGTACGACGGGTATGTGGTGGCGGGAACAGCAGCAGGCGCACGTAGCGCGTTGAGCATGTTCTGACCCTGCGAGTAATTCAGGTAGGTGCCCAGACCCTGAGTGAGCGCGTTAGCACCACCCACGTAGCCCGAAGCACGAGCCGCAGCACCACTGGTAAGGGTTTCCCCTATGTTCTGGGCAGTCTGCATACCGGCTTGGCCCATCTGCTGTGCAGTCGTCTGCCCAACACCAGCAAGAGATTGCAGCGGTTGCAGTCGCGCTGCCCGTTCAGTCTGGTACCGGTTGAATGCGTTGGTATACTCCTGCGAACCGAGTTCCTGCCCGAATCGCTGGATGCCTTTGAGCATACCGCCCGACAGTAGGCCACCACGAGCAGCAGCAGACCGCTCCAGCGCCTTCATACCCTCGGACATGCGGAACCCGTAGCCCGGATCGGCTTGGAACTGAGCCATGCCAAACGGGGTGTACTCTGTCGCCAGAGGTACCAGTTTGTTGAGCGCAGTTTCACCGGCTTGACGCCACGGCTCCGATAGCTGCACTTGGCGCTCAAACATGCGCTCCTGTGCTTCGGCAGAGCGATCAGCAGCAGCAGCCTGCGTATTGGCTGCACTTCTGGACGAACTTGCCCCAATTACCGCACTGCCGACTACGGCACCAGCAACCCAGAAAGTCATGGCTGCACCTCGATTTCTTTGTGTTTGACCTGATTACCGAGACTGTACATCGAATCAGGCTCTACCTCAACCAGTTCGGCTTCAGCTTCTTCAACGGTTTTTGACTCGGTGGCGTGGAATGTCATGCAAAGCGTGTCAGTGACCGCATACACGGCCCGCTTTGTCCCGGGTTTACTTTGAAACAAGTGAGGCCCGGTGACCTCTTGCGCATTTCCCTCACCGTCCGTGATCTGGACAGTCCCCGACACGATGAGGTAGAAGTGTTCTTTCTTGTGGACTGCCCCGACTACGAGCACCCCTGCGTGACGAAACACCTCACGACAGTACATCCCGCCGTGGAAGTAATGCTTTGTCTCAGGCTGGTATTGTGGCAGCTTGGACAACTCTTGCTGCAAGGTTTCCACTTTTTGCCGCATCATCTGCTGCGGCGCAACATCGAACCCCTGACCATAAGTTATTCGCATCAAGTGATCTCCCGTCCGCTGACGCGCATGTTGATTGCGTTTGATGCACTTGCGATTGTGGAAATATACGAGGAAGTGGGCATGATCTGACCGACTAACTCGGGGAACGTGTAGACCTCGGACACCGCAAGACTTTTGGTCTTGGTGATCAGGTTGTTGTTGCCCGGTGTGTCAGACCCCGTGACCAGATTCACGCTGATCGTGGCAGGACTGCCGCTGATATTGGTTGCGGTGAACTTGTCGATGATGGTCGCCGAGGCATTCGTCGGGACAATGTACTGCGTGGTCTGAGTGTTCTCGACCAGTTTGGCAGGTACCAGATTTCGTGCTGTGACGGTCATGTCAGTTCCTTAAACGATAGCCCACGACGAGCCGGACGGTACAGTGACCGTAACGCCAGAGGCCACCGTGATGCGACCTGCCGACATGGCGTTGTTGCCCGAAGTGATCGAATAGTTGGCCGAGATGGTGGCACTATTCTCCCACAACCCTTGGGATGTGATGTTGCTGCCGCCACCCGCAGCCGCTGCCCACTTGACACCCGTTGCCGCAGTTGAGTCGGCAGTCAACACATAGGTGTCAGTGCCCACACCCAACCGCACGTTGTCTGTGCCGTTGTTGACGATCAAGTCGCCTTTGGTGGTCGTGGGGGCCAGCGCATCGAACGCTGCCGTTTGAGTAGTTTGCCCAGTGCCGCCGTTGGCGATTGCCACCACGCCAGTCACGTTGGCAGCGGTGCCCGTCGTGTTCTGGTTGAGCGTGGGCACATCCGCAGCCACGATGGCGCGGAACGTGGGAACGCCAGCCAACCCATCGGGCGCGGCCAAGAAAAAGTTGGCGCTCTTGCTGGCGTATGGGTTCTGGGTGTCACCGTAACCGCTGGCAAGGCTGATTGCAGGTGTCGTGCCACCACTCGACACCACGGGCGACGTGCCCGTGACGCTGGTGACCGTACCGTCACCAGTACCCGCGCCGATGGCGGTACGAAATGCCGAGGCCGTCAAGGCCGAGATCGTGTTGTCTGCGTTGAACCGGGGGAACGTGATCGCACTCGGGTTGGTGAGCGTGAACATGTTGCTGCCGATGGTGGTAGCGCCCAGCGACGTGCGGCCGGTGGAGGCCACAAGGTTGGTCGAGCCACCGTCCCATTGCAGCCGTTCGCTGTACGCAGTGTCCCAGTTGGTCTGCGAGGCAGTCGTCGGAATCGAATACCCAGACTGAAGTGAGACAGCCAACGTGCCCGAAGTTGTAATCGGTGAACCGCTGACAGTCAGCCCCGTAGGCACGGTCATGGCAACCGAGGTGACGGTGCCCAACGGATTCGCTGACCACTGGAATGCAGAGCCAGACCACTCCAAGAAAGTGTTGGAAACCGTGGGTGCGGCGATGAAAGCCGTGGTGCCCGAGCCGGTGTTGTAGACGATGCGATTTGCCGCGCCGCCTGCGACGTTGGTGGTCGTGGTGGCAGACCCGACAGCCAACGTGGACTGCGCAGCGTTTTCCCACCGTTGCTGCGCCGAGTCGTAGACGATCACATCGCCGTTTGTCAGCGTTGTGAACTCGACGTTGCCGTCCGTGCCGCCAAGCACCGAGCCATACGTCGGACGGACAAACAAGATACCGTTGCTGCTGCCGACATGGACAACCGCAGCCATGACAGCGATCGCGTTGGGAGTCGTCGGTTTAGTCTTGGTCAGGCCACCTGTCACCGACGGGTTGTAGTAGAGCACTTGACCCTGAACCCAGCTTTCAGCCCCGCCAGTAGTGTCAATCTGTTTGACCTCACCAAAATTTACAACGGTGATCCAGTCGTTCGTGATCCCCGTGTCCATTGCCACACCAAGGATGTAGTTCGACTGATCGGCTAACAGACCGGTAGCTGGCGCAGCGGTTAGACCGCCGCTTGCACCCAGCGTCCCGGTGAACATCATCACTTGACCTTTTGTGGTCGAAGCGGTCAGTTTGACCCGGTAGTACAACTCCTCGCCGACATGCTGAACCACTGAGCCGTTCATCTGGAACGCCAGCGTTTGGTACATGTCTGCGTTGTTGTAGTACAGCTTGCCTGTGGCATCCGTGACAGTAGCTGCGGTGTCGAACTGCACAAAATCAGGGCTTGAGATGCCGCCGGTAACACCCGTCATTGACGTGATGTCGCTGTTGGCACCCTTGAGGGCAAACGGTGCACCTGCTTCCGTGGTGGCACCGGTACCACCGTTAGCCACACCGAGTGTGCCACCCAAAGAGATCGTGCCGCTGGTTGTGATCGGACCACCGCTGGTGGTTAGACCAGTCGTGCCGCCCGATACATCAACTGAGGTTACCGTGCCCGTGCCACCACCACCGCCACCTCCACCAGAGTCTGGCTGGGGCGGTGGACCGACTTGCAGATCATCGAGGGATGTCTGGTTGCCGCCGCTACCGGCAAGGTTGAACAGGTTCAGAAAAAACCTGTACCACTCACGCGATACCATCCCCGTGCGTGGATCAATGATCTCGACACGGTTGGACGGTATGTTGGTGATATTTGGTTCGTTAGGCATTGGTCGGCGACACGATCAGTTCGGCGTCCATGATAGCGAGTTTGACTGGATCGGTACCGGAAATCTCATACACCCGGTCGCGCAGCTTGAGCGTCATGCCCAGTCGTCGCCAGATCACCCGACGGTAGTATTCACCGATCTTGCCCACCGAGGTCCAGTGTTCGTTGGACCATGTGTGACCCCCATCATCTGACCAGCGCAGCATCATTTGCGGATCGCTACCCTGACCCGTGTTGATACCCATACCCGCCTCACAGTCGATTTGCAAACTGTGCTGCGCAGTTCGTTTCAAGTTGTTTGTGTTCGGGGGTAACGCTCTCCACGAGCGCAGCCACTTTTGAATCTGGCCGTTGTCCGAATACTCGTTCAGGTCGAACGCATAGATGTTGCCGTTTTCAAAGTCACCGACGACGATCTGGTCATCGTAGACAGCTTGACAGTTGGACCGATGGCGAACGAAGTTTCCGTTTTCCCAGCCAGCCCGTTCGTGCCAAGATTGCGTTGCCACGTCGTAGACCCAAGTGGTTTGCGCACTGGGGAAAATCAGCACGTAGAAGGCGTGACCATCTTGCTGGTACGTGTAGCCAATCGCATCCGACAAGTTGCCGTATTCTTGGATTTGCCACTCAACAGCATGGGTGGAGATGCGCTGACCGGTGTACCCGTTGGCACGGTACACAATGCCTCGACCCCGGGCGTCAGACCCCAGCCAGAAGATGCCGTTATCCAGCTTGGCAACCGAGTAAGGGGCTGCACAGCCGATCTCGTTGAACGCACCTTGGATACGTTGCAGCGGGAAGTCGGGCAGTCCAGCGTTGTACCAAACCTCGATGGAGTTGGTACCGAAAAGCCATGCCTCGCGGTGGTCTACGATGATCGACACCAGACCGTCCGGGTTGCCCTCGGCGGTTGCAAAGTCAAGCGGATCAACCGACAGACCATCGAGCAACGATGTCACCCACACTCGACCACTGTTTGGTTCGTTGAAGACAAAGTAACCGTCCAGAAAACCCACCGTCACAGCGCCGGGGAAGTCCGGGTCAGTGATTTGGGCAAACACTTCGGTGGTGGCGTTGTAGATGAACCCATCTGGGTTGCAAGCAATAAAAATCTGGGTGCCGTTGTCCGACATGGACACGGGGCCGCTGCCAGTGACAGTACCCAAGGGTTTGACGCGCCAGCGGGTCGTATTACCGATGACGTTGAGTCGGTAGAAAGTGTCGCCGGAGACTGCGTACAGATACTCTTTAAGCACCCACAACCCACGGATTGGTCCGTTGCCAGCAGCAACCAGTCGTTTCAAGCCCGGGCAACGCGACAAAAATGCTGCGGTTTTACCACCTTCAGGCACGAGTTCTGGGTACATGTTGACCATGCGGTTATCCGCAGCGTTGACGCTGCGGGCCACATAGCTGCTACCAAGAATCGGGGTCTTCATTAGAAGTTTCCTGCGTAGATGTTGAACCGCTGCTTGTTCGCCACGATGCCATAAGGCAGGCTCATGATGTCGTTCGGATTGTTGATGCGCTTGAGGTTGCGCTTGCTCGTCATGGCAATACGCTGAACCTGTGGCGAAGGCTCAACACCGAACTCGGGCGCGATTTCCATCGCCAAGTTATACGTGAAAGCCCGCATGTAACCCGGTGGAAAATGAAGTTCTGTGGTCAGTGCAGCGGGTTTTGTCAGTTCCTCAACCGAGATGAAATGCCACTCCAAAACCTGTGTAGGTTTGGGGTAGATGAACATCTCAACGTCAGGATATGTCTCGTTGACGAAGATGACCTGCGGGAAGGTAGACGTTGCGGTTTTTACCGCAATCCCGTTGTACTGATCTTGGTTGATGAACTTGATGCCGTACGACACGCCGCTGGGGGCCTTGTAGTAGGTTGCATCGTCCAGCAGTACAGGGCGGTTGCCCACAAAGTCACCAGTGGGGCCAAGGGTGCGGCGAATCTCACCTGCGGGCCAACTGAAAACTTGGTCTTGAGTGGCAAAGACAGACAACCGCTCGGTGTTCCACGAGTCGATCATCTGGTTCATTGCCAGAAGGGCGTCTTGACTGGTCGCCGCTGACGGAGTTTCACCCTCGGCAAGCACCCCAATTAGGCGCAATGCCCGGTTAATTTGATCGCCAGCGGTCGTTGCCATGTCAGTTTCCTTCGGATTCGTCGCTTGCCGAAGTCAGGAAAGAAGGGACTTCGTTGGGCTGTTCGATGGGTTGTTCGGTCACTTTGCGGGACAGCTTGTTGCGAACAGGCTTGTCTGCTTTTGGTGCCACCTCGACGGGCGTATCAGGATTGTAGCGTGTCCAGCCCTCTTTTTCATCCTGTTCGATTTCCAGTTCGTTGATGGCAACCTTGGCACCGTGAATGGGGTGTACGAGTACGACGTTCATTGAAATCTCCATGTGAAAACGGGGCCGAAGCCCCGTTTTACTTCTTGCTCAAGAGTTAGGCAATCTTGTAGACCGTCCAAGATGCGTCACCGGTCTTACGGAACCGGAAAGCAGCACTGGAAGTGATGGCAACAGCGACAGCAGCATTGCCACCGTCAGTGACGCCAGTGCCCATCGCCAGCGTGACAGCGCCCGAAGACGTGCCAGTATTGACGATGTTCAGATCGAACGTGTTACCAACAGTCGCGTTGGGAACAGCAGCGTCGATCAAAGCAGCAGTCGGCAGTGTGTAAGTTGCAGCCGATGTCGATGGGTTGGCAACCAGCATGCCGCCAGTGATCTGGGCAGCAGTCAGAGTAGCCGTGGAATTAGCGGTTTGAGGAGCGGCAAAAGCGCCCATGAGAGCTTCAGAGCGATTGCCTGCGCCGACTTGATAACCGCCTGCGCCGTTAGGGAGAGCCATGATGATTTCCTTTCAAAAAGATGTTCGGAACACCCCCGGTTTCCCGGGGGTATTTAGGGTTAACCCCAGATGCGGCAACCCATTTGCGGACGAATCGTGTTGTAGCCGTACAGAACGTCAACACGGCAAGGCATGCGGTCGTTGTTGATGTCGTACTGGCGAACCACACGCAGGCTGATACCGTTGTGAACGGCACGAGCAGCCATGTCCACACCTTGAGGCAGGAGCAAGTCAGCAGTGGCGAACGCAATAGCGTCACGGTGGTACACGAGGTTTTGAGCGTAGGTGCCAGAAGCAGCGCCCACGAAAGTCACAGCCTTGCTGTTACCGGGCAGGCTCACGACAGTTGCCAGAGCGTTGCTGCCGGAGTACATCGGAGCCACAGTGATGCTGCCTTCGCCGCTGGAACCCAGAGTCACGTCAGCAAGAGCGACGAACTGGAACAGCGAACCGGTGGATTCGCGGGTCTGGGGGTTGGCAGCAAAGCAATCAGCCACGGTGAACACGTCGCCAGCCTTGATGGTGGCAGCGTTGCCAGCGCCAGTGATAGCGATGGTGGTTGCACCTTCAGCGGTCACAGCAGCGGAGGTGGTGCCGCCAGTAGCGGTACGCGAACCCACGGTGAAGGACTTGATCGACTGGCTCATGTTCACTTCTTCGTAACCAAGCACGTTCTCACCCATCATGCCGTTCTTGAACTGGCGGGAGATTACATCGGTCGGGTTGAAGAAGCCGGACAGACCGTTGACCAGCGCAGCGTTGGCAGCGGGGTTCACGGTAGCGTAGCGCGGCGACATGGTGGCTGCGTTTTCGTTCAGCTTCTGCTGGGCTTGCAGCAGAACCAGAGCGGTGGCGGGAGCCGAGCCGGGAGTGCCGACAGAGTTGCCGATCAGCTTGAATGCGTTGGCAACGTCAGCGTCCACGGTGGAGGCCAACTGGCTGATACGAGGCTTCAGAACACGCTCTGCGAAGTCGTCCAACTGCATGGTCAGTTCGGCAGAGGTGAAGTTGATGCCCACGTGCTTCTGCGATGCCACGGTCAGGGTGGTGTACTGTTCGTTGTCGTCCTGAGCTTGCAGGGCGGCACCGTCAGTCACCAGAGCGCGGTCAGGCAGACGGATACGCAGAGTCGAACCGATCTTTGCACCTTCAACAGCGAAGCTGTCGTCGTACTGGCGGTTCACGTTGCGGGTGATCACGAGGTTGTTCTCCAGAATTTCCAGAGATTTGCGCGTGATCATGTCAATAGTAAGAAGGCTGTTTGCCATGATTCAGAGTCCTATTTAACGGTTGCGGAGTGCCTGTGCTTTAGCAATTTGTCGTTGACGCTCGGCTGCAATCCACTCCGATGCACTCATGGTCTGGGTAGACCGAGGATCGGTGGTGTCAGTGACACCAGGGTTTACGGCACGGGCGCTTACCGGCGAAATCGGTGCTGGCGCAGACGTGGTTTTCTTTTGAGGAGGTTCGGCACCAAGTTTGGCTTCGATCTTCCCAATTTCACGCGCTTGCAAAAGCGGCGACAGACGCGAGATGCGATCAGCTTCTTTCGGATTGCTGCCCAGCCAGTAGGCCAGATCAGGTCCAAGATCGGACGCCTTGATTGTTTCAGCCATCACGTCGGTGACTCGAAGCTGTGGGTTGTAGGCGACTTGCTCGAAGTCGTCATACTTGGCCCGGGCTTCTTCCTCACGCTCTGCGTAGTTGTCCTCAATCTGAGCGCGTTGCTTTTGGAGTTCACGCTGCGCGATCAGTTCTTCGGCCTTCCTCATCGCCAGTGCTTCCGCATAGGCTTCAGGGGACTCAAACTGATCAACGGGCGGTAATTCCGCTG